GAACACCCTGGCTTTTTTGATGCCCAAAAATGGGAACCTCTCAAGATGTGCTTGTAGAGCGCATTTACCAGTAACTGGCGCACTGACATCTGTCTCCTTACACGGTATATTAAAGGTAGTGGTAGTAATACTACTACTACCAATCGAAAGGAGACTTCCAATGTCAGTAACAGCCTTTGATCGAGAGAGACTTTTCGGGGTAGAGATTGAGTTCTCGAACCTAAGCGAACGAGACATCATGATGCTCGCAAGGAAACTTACCGATGCGGGCCTCGTAACGGCCTATGAAGGGTATAACCACCAGCGCAGGTCCACCTGGAAGATCGTCTACGATGCTTCCGTGAGGAACACGAAGCACCGCTGCGGATGGGAGCTTGTGAGCCCTCCTCTGAAGGGTATCCAGGGCCTTGAGCTTATCGAGAAGGCCGTTAAAATCCTGAAGGAGAATGGGGCTACGGTTGATGAAACCTGTGGGCTTCATGTCCACCACGATGCCGGGACATGGACGGTAAATGAATGGAAGAACGTTTACCGCCTCTATGCCAGGATGGAGCTCACCATTGACGAGGCGATGCCGAACAGCCGCCGGGGGTCTTCAAACTACTACTGCCAGAGCAACCGCAAAGTGCTCGCAAGAAGGCTCGAACAGTTCGAGGCCGTGACCACTATCGAGGGCCTGATGAACTTCTGGAATTCGCGGTACTTCAAGGTGAACATCATGAGCTGGCAGCGCCACGGGACAATCGAGTTCCGCCAGCACTCGGGAACCCTCAACGCGAAGAAGATCGTCAACTGGATCGTCTTCACCCAGATGATCGTAAACAGGGCAGAATCCCCTCGGAAGCTCAAAGTAACCTTCGACGATCAGAGGTACAAGAGGACCAATCCCTGGAGGCTTGTGGCCGTGGAGTTCGCCTTACATAACAAGGGAGACGAGATGGATTCTCTCGTCAAAGGTGCTATCGAGTTTATTGCCGGACGGATTACCCACTTCCGGGAACGGGAATCTAGGAGAGAGGCAGCCTAGTGCTGCCTCTCTTGGAATGAGGGACTATCGTGATCAGGATTAAGTGGATCGGGGACGGGGAAACCTTCTCCGGCCGGACGTTTCTTGATGTCGTTGATATGCTCCGCTTGTCGGCGCGCCTTCGTGTCGATGAAGATGTCTGGACTTACATGAAAAACGTCTCAAGGCGCCTTAAAGAGTGGAACGGCGCGGTGATCAGGGCGGATTCCTGCGAGAATTTCATCAATGACTTGGAAGAGAACGGCTTTATCATCATCTTGGAAGGGGAATAACAGTGAAATACTACTTTGCCTATGGATCGAACCTTAATATGGAACAGATGTCTAACCGGTGCCCTGATGCGGTGCCTTTGGTAGCGCGCGATCTTCCGGGCTGGGAGCTTCAGTTCAGACGGGTCTTAACGATAGTGAGGAATCCGAAAGGGGTCGTAAGAGGCGGGCTCTGGCTTATCTCGGATTTTGACGAGAAGATGCTAGACCGCTATGAGGGATATCCGGGATGGTACGAAAAGCACTTCATCACCTTCCCTGATGGTCTTACGGCCATGACCTATATCTTGACCAAAGGGAAGGAAGCGGAGCCTTCGAAGGGCTACTTGGATGTCTGCCTTCAGGGGTGTATGGACTTCAAGATCGATCCTCAGGGGCTTTTCAGGGCTTATCTGAAGAGCGCAAGGAAAGCTGGATAACAGGGCCGTCGTGCCTTAATACGAGTCGAGGGTTTACGGCAGGATGAAACGTCCTGCCTTTTTTGTTAGGTGGGAGAAAATGAAAGGGGGTAGATCGTGAAAATGCGCTTCCTATCGGCATTTGGATGAATTTGGACGCAGACAAGAGTTGCTTTTGACGGTAATATGTTGGTAGTGGTAGTGATACTACCACCAATACCAATATGAAAGGATGAACGAGATGGCTGTGGCTATGTCATTCAGAGGCTCAAGGCTTTTAGCTAGGTCGGTTACTAGGACAATTCTTCCGGACAAGCTCGAAATCAAGGATGGGAAGGTGTATATCACTCGCCGTGCCTGGTTCGGCCTCAAAACAGATGAGGACGAAATTCGCTTGGAGAGGATCGCATCTGTACGGGTTAAGCGCGGTATCCTCACCGGGAAGATCATCATCGAGACATCGGGCGGCGGTATTCCAGAGCTTGAGTTCTCCCGCATCTGGAAGTGGCAGGCAAAGAAGATAGCCAAAGCCATCCGGGAAGCCCTTTAGGCCGTCGTTGCTAAGTGATCGAACCTTGAAAGGAGAATAGAGATGATAGTCAACCTGAAAACAGGGGAAGCCCTGGATTTCGCAGCGATGTCTGATGAGGAAATCGTGGCGCAGCTTAAGGACTTGGAAGAAGTGTTTGAGATGGCTCGTATGGCCCGCGATACAGCGCGGGCTGTTTTGATAAGACGGATGGAAGCCGAGGGTGCTACATTGAAACTTACTCCCTTTGCCAAAATCAGGCTCAGGAAACAGTCTAAGATTCGGGATCGGAAGCTTGTTGAGGCCCTCTATAAGATATGCCCGCCGGAGCTTAAGGCAAAGTGCTTCCAGATGGATCTCCGGCCTCTGAAATCGGGCCTTAATGAGTTGGCCAAACTGGGAGACGACTGGCGGCAGAAGGTGGAAGCAATCTACGCGGACACTTGGACGCTTAATGTGGAGTGGATTACCCCTGGGGAAATTCAAGCTGCAGATGAACTTGATCTTGCCGAGATTACGGACATTCCATTCTAGCGTTTAGCCTTGACCGAGGGCTGGATATGAAAGGGGATTTCAATGACCAATATCAATCAAAAGCAGGCTGTCAACAGGGTGAAACAGGCCGTGCCGATCAACTGGGATGAGATACCATCCGATCCGAGGCAGCTGCCTTTCACGGTGCTCGTTGAGGGTATGCAGGGAGTGGGCAAAACCCACTTCTCCATGACCTTTCCAGAGCCCATCTTCATCCTCGATACTGAGAACAGGGCTGATGTCGTGGCCGCGAAGTTCGCCGGCGCGAAGAAGGTCTATCGGAAGAAGATCACGACCTTCAATGACATCCGCCAGATTCTCATTCAAAAGGTGTTTCCTGAATACAACGGGGGAACCATCGTGATCGATTCCGGCTCCGACCTCCAGGCCCTGGCTGAGCTTGAGTACCTGGAGGAAGCGAAGGTGGAGAAGATTTACCCAACCTACATTTGGGCCAGGGTATGGGAGAAGATCGACAATATGCTTAAGCTCATCCGGGAGAAGGGTTACTACTGTGTGGTAACGGGCCGGATTAAGGACGAGTACACAGAGGACGGCAAGAGGACGGGCGATTATGTCCTGGAGGGGTATAAGAAGCTCCCCTACCGCGTAGACATCCACCTCCGGCTTCTGCCAAACTTCACCGCCGAAGTCTATAAGAACGGCTTCCGGAATGAACCCATCGATCAGGTGAAGGTGCTTGAGAGGCCCTCGTTCACCGAGATCATCGCCAAACTTGTCATGGGGGCCCCGGGGGAGATAGTTCTCCCTCAGGTGGAGCTTGAGGAAGTGAAGCCTAAGGAAGAGAAGAAACCGACGGGGAAAAGCCCAGCTAGAGAGGTCAAAGAGAAGGCCGAACCTCGCGAGAGCGATTTAGAAGCCCAATATGACGCCGTTCCAAATTCAGAGGGTAATCACCTTACCCCTCTCGAAAACGAGGCTCCTGCGGTTTCTGGTGAAGCCAATTTGGATAAGCTTGCCGCCAGAGAGGATATCATGGAGGTCTACAAGTACGGGTTGAAACTGGGCCTAGATAACGCTACCCTCAAGATGCTGCTCTACGACATTCGAGGCGATGAAGTGCAGGATCACGACAGGCTGACTGAGGGAATGACGGTCGGGGAGCTTCAGGAATGGCAAAAGAGATAGGTTTCCAGCTTCCCGTAGCTATAACAAGAGCGGCTTGGAACGAAGCAGTAGATACACCTGAAGAACTTAAAAAATACGGACAAAGTAATGAAGGTAGGTTGTGGGATGTTCTTAATATGTTGAAGTTTGCAATTATGAGAAGTAAAGGAAATACTAGTGAAATACATTACAGCTTGAAGGTATTAACAACACCACAGAAACATCGTGTCGTGAAGCTGAAAGCGTTATGTCATGCAGGGGATGAATTAGAGCCAGTTATAACAATAATGCTACCAGATGAGGATTAACAAGCAACACTGAATGCGCACATAGGCAGGCACAGGCAATGTCCTGTCCTGCCAGAAAACAAGAAACGATATAATAACAGTGCAACACACCATTACAGGAGGTGGGC